GTATTAGATGAACTTTCTGTGTTTGAAATTTTTTTTTTTCAAAACTTAGAAAGTGTAGTAATAGACGTAATGGTGTAAGAAGTACCGTAGTTATTGGGTTCCTATATGACAGTACTTTTTTCATTACAGTAATGGAGTTGCTATTTGTATATGTATAAGCGTATAATGAACTTATTACGTTGAAATCGATTTATTACAGAACATTACGTTGTTGGTTTTATGGGACGTATAGTGTTTTATTAAATAAATAAATTTATTTATATCGCAATTAAATTATTTTAAAATACTTTTTAAAAAAAAAAAAAAAAAAAAAAAAAAAACGCTAGAAGTTCACTCTATACAGGATTTGATGTCAACGTAATGTGCTGGATTGAGCGGTAGGTGGTGAGGGATGAACGGTCGGTGTTATAGCTATTGAAAAAAGGGGATTTTTGGTGAGTAAAGCGAAGGATGAAGAGATTCGTTTGCCGGGGATCACGCCCCGGGATTGGGGTGTTGTTTTTGGGCCGACAGGTAGGGCAAAGTACCCTTTTGCAAAGATGCTGATTGGGGATTACTTTGTTCTAGGGTCAATGGGCGAGGCTAATGCAGTGCGATCGGGATTACAGTCGTTTTACGCAAGGCACCCAGGAAAGCAGTTTTGGGTGCGCCAGAGCGGTTCTGTGGAAGGGGAATGGGTATGCAGAAGGATTCGGTGAGTTTGGGGGATGGAAGCGGTTCTGAGGGGGTTTCTGGGGGTGTTGGTGCTTCTGGGGGTGTTGGCGTTGGTGCTTCGGTGTTTGACATGAGCACGGGCGTGGTTACGCCAGGAGTGCCGCTTCGTGAACAGAAGCCTTTGTTGGATCAGATCCCGTTGATGCGCCCTGAGGTTGTCGAGAAGCGGATTACCGCGCCACTGCCCAAGAAGGTGCGTAAGAAAGCGTTGAGCAAGCAGGAGTGGACGTTTGTTAAGGAGTACGTGACGGGTGATGGGGAAGTTACCTTGAAAGAGGCGGCCAGGAGGGCGGGATATCCTGAACGTACGCTTGAATGGCATGCCAGGAAACTCACTGACCCGCACAAATCTCCGCACATTGTCCAGGCGATCCAGGAATTGAGAACGGAGCTTGCCGTTAAGCATGGCACTTCGTTTGAACGGCATATGAAGGACATGCAACGGATCAGGGACATGGCCCTGGCTGCGGGTGCTTACTCGGCTGCGGTTGCGGCTGAATACCGTCGAGGGCAGGCCCTGGGAACGATTTACGTCGAGCGTAAGGAAATCCGGGTTGGCACGATTGACTCGATGAGCAAGGAAGAGGTCATGAAAAAGCTTGAGGAAATCAGCAAGCTTTATGGGGGCAGCAGGCCTGCTATCGTGTCTGACCAGGGCGAGGTGCTGGACGTGGAACCCGTTGCACCGTCGAAGCCTACCGTTTTGGAAAGGTTAAGCAATGCCGAGAAAATTAGAAAAGGACTTTTGGAAAAGGGTGCAGCCCCAGTTGAAAGGCCCTTGTTCCATAGCGATGAGGATTGAGTGCAAATCGCCCCTGGGTTTTCCTGACGTCATGATCGCGCTCGAGGGGCGCATCATGTTGCTGGAGTTGAAGGTTGTGCGCGCTGGGGCGAAGGTTGCGCTCTCACCCCATCAGATCGCCTTCGCCCATCAGGCAGGCGAAGCAGGCATTGGTTACGCTCTGCTTGTGCATTACTGGCCTGAGAGCGTATTAAGATCGATTGATACCGATGTTTATGGCTATCGTGCTAATCGCGTGGTTGAGGTTGCCAAGCGAGGGGTGAACGAAAAACCGAATGCGGTTTGGCGAGTCGGCGATGCGGAGGGGTTGCATGGGTTTTTAAAAAGTGTATAGTTAAGGCTCGATTTTCAAGAAAGGAAGAAAGATGATGGATAAGTGGACAGCCGAGATTCATATGCTGCGGGACGGGTTCCTGCTACGGGTTTCATCAAAGCTTGATGAAGACTCGGACGTAATTGAGGATCAGCCGTTGCCCTTGGTCATTCGGGTTGATGCCCTGGGGCCTTCTGAACGGTGTAGTTCGATTTTCGACAATGTGCTGGCCGAGACCTACATGGGAGGATGTTATTACGATAACGTCCATCAGTTTATTGCGCTCAGTGGGCACTATGATGGCATGCTTGATGAGGTCATGCGGGAGGCTAGAAAAGTAGAACGAAAGCAATCCAGGCTTCACTACGTGACAGTGGTGCATCAGGAGATGGGGCACGTTCAAACCATGCCAGTCATGGCATTGTCTCAGGCTCTGGCTGAAGAAAAGGCCCGGGTTGATTGGCCTTACGCGAGGGAAGGTTGGTCAGTCAGGAGTACTGAGCATGCATGAGTCGAAGTGGGCCCTGGTAAAGGCCTTGATTAAAAACTACGTCCTAATGTCCCTACTGCGAGCAATCGCTGGTGACAAGAAAAGGCGATAACTTGCAAAGCGTTTCGGTTATATATACACTTTAGTTACCCAATCAATCGATTGGTTTTTATACAGGAGAAAGCAGATATGGATCAGTCAGCATTACTTTCGGTAGTCGGCGGGATGTATGACAAGCTTGTGCAAGACGTAAGCAATCGTGTTTATGCGATGATGATCGAAACCGAGCGCGCTCGCCAGCCTGCCGACTATGGGCAACTGGTTATCGATGTTGCCGAGCGTGTTAATGCTCAAATTAATTATGAAATGCTCGCCGACCAGATCGACTGGAAAAGCTTTGCGAGGGATGTTTCGGCGAACTTTTCGCCCAGTGATATTGCGAGCGAAATCGACTTGGGCGATCTTGTGACCGAACTCGATTACAGCGCGATCGCTGAAGGCCTGGACGTTGAGAAAGTCGCCGACGAAATTGATATTGACGAAAAAGTGCGCGAGGTTTTGCGCGGCCTTTAATCCTCGCGCCGTTTCCCTACTGGGCCCTCGCGGGCCTTTTTGTTTTGCAAAATAAAAAATTAGTGTATAGTTAAATTATCGGCGCGTTGCCGACATACAGCGAGAAAGGGTTAAACATGCTTAAAACTGTACCAATTTCATCGAATCGTAAAACGGGCCCGATCGCCGTCACGTATAGGGCGGGCATGCACGAAACGTATAGCACGTGCCCCACGACGTGCGCATTACATCCCAAAAGCGCGACGGGCGCGACGTTAATCGATCGCGAGTATTTCGACGCCTTGCGCGTTGCCGTGCCAAAACGCGGCGTCGCCTGGACCTACTCGCATTTCGATGCGGCCTTGTTGCCCGTGCCCGCGAAGGGCGAAACCGTAATCAATGCATCATGTGATACGGTCGCCCAGGCCTTGCGCGCCGTTTCGCTAGGTCGGCCCGCGACCTATGCCGCTCCCGCCGATACGGCGCAGCAATGGCCGCAACGCATTGAGGGCGTGCGCTTTGTTCGTTGCCCTGCCGAATTAGCCGATAAGTTTACCTGCGACCAATGCGGAAACGGTCGGCCTTTATGCGCCAGGGGCGAGCGCGATTATGTCGTTGTTTTTGTTGCGCACGGCACGGGGGCCAAGAAAGTCGGCACGGGCACGGGCGGGTGTTATGCCGCGAATGGCCCGACCGCGATTCAGTGGCACGGCACCAAAAAAACGGGCGCAGCGAATGACGCCCAGGCCCTGCGCGACTTCGCGGCCTCGTTGCCCGTGGGCTCAAAACTTCGGCACCATGTCGCGGGCGATATCGGCGCTTGCAATTAATAAAAAACTATTTTATTATTTCGTCCAGGCGCAGTAGTCGCTGCGCTGTAACCCTTAAGAAAGCGAGAAAGTTGAAATGAATACACTGCACCAAGCAAGCAAGCAATGGGCAACGCGGCCGGATGAAGAACGCTTCGTCAGTTTGACCGAAATGCATGCCGCCGCCGAGGCCCAGCGCGCGATTAGTCGCGCGAAGGTTTTCTCGAGTCGCGGCATTGAAGCGCGGCCCCTTGAAAACGACGGCCTGATTATCCAAGGCCGTGAGGGCGGGAGCGCGACCGTTTCGCACTGGGCCTTCGGCCAATTGGCCGCGCTGGCTGGCGCCCCTGGTGGATACCTTCGAAGCTTGCCCGCTCCCCTGGCCGCTGATTGTATTAATTACGGCCTGCACGTCGAGCGCGACGTCGAGGACGTCGGCATGCTTTTCGTTAAACCCCAGGGCGGGCCCGCTACGCTACGCGCCGCGACTGGCCCGAAGTACGGTCGCCTTTGGAATTCGGACGTAATCGCCGCGCTTGTTGATCGCTTCGGCGACGGCGTTTCGGGCGATTTTCGCGTGCCTGGGGTTTTCGGTCGACCCCTCGAGCGAGTCACCAAAAAAGAGACAACGCTTTATTGTGGCGACCGCGATATGTTCGTTTTTCTGGCCGACGAAGAAAACCGCATCGAAATGCCCGACCGTCGCGACGGCAAAACGGGCGCGCTCGCCCGGGGTTTTTTCGTCACTAATTCTGAAGTCGGCGCGGGCGCGCTTCGCGTCAAAACTTTTCTCTTCGATTACGTATGCGCTAATCGTATTGTTTGGGGCGCGCTCGAATTGGACGAAATATCAATTCGTCATACGGCCAGCGCTCCCGATCGCTTTATTGAGCGCGTCGCGCCCGCATTGCTGGAATACTCGCGCGCCTCCGCCGATAATGTTTCGACCGTTTTGCGCACGGCCCAGCGAAGCAAAGTCGATAAGGTCGGCGAGTTTTTGGCTAAGCGCTTCGGCCCGCAAGTCGCTAAGCGCGTCGAGCATGCTCATATGCTCGACGAAGGTCGACCGATCGAAACGCTTTGGGACGTAGTAACGGGCGCGACCGCCTATGCGCGCTCAATCCCCTACACTGCCGACCGCGTCGAATTCGAGGCCGAGGCGGGCAAGGTCCTCGACTTAGTCGCCGCCTAAGCGCGCCAGCGCTTGCCGTGCCTGGGGCCCTTGTGGCCCCTTTTCTTTTGTCTTATGATTAACGCTCCCGCATAGGGCGGGAGTAACCATTAAGAAAGCGAGAAAGCATGAAAGCAATTAAGGACCTTAAAAAGGGCGAATATTTCAAGCGTAGCGCGACCGCTAAGGCCGTCTATTGTCGCGGCCAGTACATGCGCGAATCGAAGCGAATCGCGGCCCAGCGATTCGACGATATAAGCATGTTCGTCTATCTCAAACCCGAAACGCTCGTTTTTGTCGACTTCGAATTTTGATAACCGGGAGATTAAAAGCATGGTTATTAATGAGCCCCCTTTCATTAATCAATTGGCCGAAGCGCGCAGGGTATTGGAAACCGAAGGGCCCGAGGCATTGCGTAATCCGCACGCTTTAACGGGTGCAATTTGTCGATGTAAAGCGTGTTTTTGCTGCGCGGCCTTTGTCGTTTATCGGCAGGCCATTGAGGGGGAGAAAGTATGACCGACTGGCTTATCGCGATCGCCTTTGGCGTCGCCCTGGGCGCAGCGCTGGCCCTTTCAATTTAACCCCGCGCGCCTCCCCAGGCGCAGCGCTCCCCAGGCCGCCTCGCGCGGCCTTTTGTATTTTACGGGCCGCCCTGGCCGCTATTTCGCCCAGCGTATCAATAGGGCTCGATTGATCAGTTCAACGCAATAATCGAAACTTGGCCCGCGATCCTCGCGGCCTTACCCTTTCTCAATTCCCCAGGCGTCGCGCCCTGGCGCGCTGGCCTTCCGGGCCCTGGCGCCCAGGCCGTGGGCCGTGGGCCTCGATCGCCCAGGCGTCGCGCCCAGGCCGTGGGCCGTGGGCCTCGCATGCTGCGCCCTGGTACGCGGCCCCCGATCGCCCAGGCGTCGCGCCCAGGCGTGCGCCCTGGTACGCGGGCCCTGGGCCTTGGGCCCCTGCCCCCGGGGCGAGTCCCGGCAGCGATTAGTAGATTTTAGAACGCTCTAGGTTCTAGAATCCAGCACAACGCCCCGGCCCTCGCAGCGGACGCCGACCTTGGCCCGGTTTCGTAGAAACAACTAGGCCCCAAAACACTTTTCTGATATAAGTACACTTTTCGCGTTTTCGGAAACCCACCCCCTTGTTCTAAAACACGATTTCCCAAAAAATTTTTTGCAAATTTCAAAACCAATGACCCTCCCCGCCGACGTTGAAGCCGAAAGACTGCGCCTTGAGCTAAGGCTCAGGATCCTTGATGCTCAAGAAAAGAGCACTCAGTCGTTCTTGGACTTCGCTCGTTATGTTTGGCCGGAAGCGATCTTCAGCGCACACCACAGTCGCATGGCCAACGCCTTTGACCGCATCATCAATGGCGAGTTAAAGCGCTTGATCGTGAATATGCCTCCACGTCATGCTATAATGACTGGTATGAAGATACCGACGACACGAGGGTGGAAGACCATGGCCGAGCTCCAGGTCGGTGATTCGGTGTTCTCGGTCGATGGCTCGCCCGCCAAAGTTATTGGAAAATCAGAGGTATTCCGTGGCAGAACGCTTTATCGTGTGACGTCCGACGATGGTGCATCGTTAGTTGTGGATGGCGAGCATTTGTGGACCGTGAGGCTTGATCGAAAGCACGGGATTTATCATGACTACACCACGGAGGAGTTGTGGCGAAGGCAGCATGGTGAGGTCTTGAGAAAGACTCGTGGTGGTAAGACAGAGTTTTTGAAGGGTAAGCGAGCGATAGACGTTCGACTGCCAAGATTGCCAGATGTGAAACCTGTTCAGTACGAGGAAAAAGACCTTTTGGTTGACCCGTATGTACTGGGTGTATGGCTTGGGGATGGTTCGAAAAACTCAGGGATTATTACGGCGGATGATAAGAACAGGGTGTTTTTGCGCCAGGAGTTCGAGCGTCGTGGAACAAGAACCACGGATCAAGCGACACGAAAAACCTTCGGCACGCTTGACCTCCAAGTAAAGCTTAAAGAGCTGGGCGTTCTTGGCAATAAGCATATCCCAGAGGTTTATATGCTTGGATCGGTGGCACAGCGTCTTGATTTGTTGCGTGGGTTGATGGATACGGACGGATGTGTGAGCAAGAAGGGACAGTGTTCGTTTGCTCAAAGCGATTGGCGGATGGCGCAGGATGTTGCGCAATTAGTCAGGAGCCTTGGCACAAAGGCCTCGATCCTTGAGTCAGAGGCCAAGATTGGTGATAAGTCGTACGGACCAACGTGGCGCGTGTCGTTTTATCACAGTGATTGTTGTTTGTTGCCTAAAAAGCGTGAGCGTCTTTTGACGGGCGAACGGACCTTTGGCCGATACATTACCGTAGAAAGGCTTCATGAGACAGGCGATACACAATGCATCAAGGTTGATCGAGGGGACGGGTTGTTTTTAGCGGGGGACGGGTATCTGTGTACGCATAACACGAAAAGTGAGTTTGCGTCCTACCTCTTGCCTGCCTTTGCCATGGGCCGTGAGCCACGGTCCAAGATCATTCAAGCGACACACAATGGTGAGTTGGCGGTACGGTTTGGTAGGAAGGTTCGTAACCTGATGGATCAGGACAACTACAAGGCCTTGTTTCCAGCGGTGAGCTTGAAGGCGGATTCAAAGGCTGCGGGTCGGTGGGACACGAATGGTGGCGGGGAGTATTACGCTGTTGGCGTCGGTGGTGCGATGACAGGGCGAGGTGCGGATCTTTTGATTATTGACGATCCGCACTCAGAGCAGGATGCTTTGAGTGAGCTTGCTTTGGATAACGCTTGGGAGTGGTACACCTCGGGTCCTCGGTCACGGTTGCAGCCCGGAGGGGCGGTGGTGGTTGTGATGACGCGCTGGGGGATGAAGGATCTGACGGCGCGGTTGATTAAGTCACAAGTAGAACCGAAGTCGGATCAGTGGGAAGTGATTGAGTTTCCGGCGATTTTGAATGAGCATACGGAGGATGAGAAGCCTCTTTGGCCAAGCTACTGGAGCCTTGAGGAGTTGCAAAAGGTCCGGGCGACGTTGTCGGTGCAGAAGTGGCAGTCAATGTATCAGCAGCAGCCTACCAATGATGAGGGGGCGATTTTAAAGCGTGACTGGTGGAGGATCTGGGAAAATGACTACACCCCCCAAGTTGAATATGTTATCCAGAGCTATGACACAGCATACAGCAAGAAGGAGACAGCTGACTTTTCAGCCATCACCACCTGGGGTGTATTCCGTCCCAGCGCGGACGACGGACCTGCCATTATTCTCCTCGATGTTAAAAAAGGCCGTTGGGACTTTCCGGAACTCAAACGGGTAGCGCGGGCGCAGTATGATCACTGGAAGCCGGATAACGTGTTGATTGAGGCAAAGGCCACGGGCACGACCTTGCAGCAGGAGCTAAGGCGCGTGGGCATTCCTGTGACGACCTACTCGCCTGGAGGAAGGAAGAAGAACCAGGATAAGATTGCCAGGGCGAATGCGGTGGCACCCGTGTTTGAGTCGGGGATGGTTTGGGCACCGCAGACCAAGTGGGCAGAGGAGTTGATTGAGGAGTGTGCGGCGTTTCCCAAAGGCGATAATGACGATTTGGTGGACAGTACTGTGCAGGCCATCAGCCGGTTCAGGGCCGGGAACTTTGTTGCGTTGGACGATGATGAGGCCGATGATCCGGTAACGCAATTGGAATTCGAATACTATTGAACACGCTTGCACGCGTCGCCTTGCTAAGGCGATAATCAAACCTACTTTAACCCTGGCCAGGGAACATGATGAACGCTAAGAAAATGCTTGCACGCTTTGCCGAAGGCGGTTCGGTGAGCAGGGAAGAGGTGTTGGCTAAGTATGCATCCAACCCGCTTGCAGAACTCAACCCCTCTGAGCAATCAATTCAATATTGGATGGGACAATCCCCACAGGCGCTAGCCAATTTTGATCAGACGGTTAGCGCAGTCAGGCAACAAGATCCAGGGCTTGCTTCAAAGATTGATGCGGAGCGCAGTGCTGCCTCAAGAACTGCGGTACTTAACGCTTATGCCAATAATCCACTTGCAGAACTCAAACCTTCTGAGCAATCAATTCAATATTGGATGGGACAATCTCCGCAAGCGCTAGCCAATTTTAATCAGACGGTTAGCGCAGTCAGGCAACAAGACCCAGGACTTGCCGCAAGGATTGATGCGGAGCGTAGTACTGCCAGAACTGCGGTGCTTAACGCTTATGCCAATAATCCACTCGCAGAACTCAAACCCTCTGAGGAATCAATTCAATATTGGATGAGACAATCTCCTCAAGATCTAGCCAATTTTAATCAGACGGTTAGCGCAACTAGGCTACAAAATCCGACGCTTGCTTCAACGATTGATCAGCAGCGTGCCGATGCCCGCGCCCAGGTCCTTGCAGCGTATGCCAATAATCCACTTGCAGAACTCAACCCCTCTGAGGAATCAATTCAATATTGGATGCGAAGCGGGCTTGGAGCGTTTGATGCAACGGTGCTTGCGGCAAGAGCCAATAATCCTGCGCTTGCCGCAAAAATTGATGCGGAGCGCAAAGCAGCCCAAGGAACTGGAACTGGAACTGGAACCGGCACGGGAACTGGGACTGGAACCGGCACGGGCACTGGAACGGGTACGGGTACGGGCACTGGAACGGGTACGGGCACTGGAACGGGTATTGGAACGGGAACTGGAACCGGCATAAGTACGGGGACTGGCACGGGAACGGGAACTGGAACCGGCAAAGGAACCGGCACGGGGACTGGAACCGGAACACGTATTATTGATGACATTCGGCCCGTGACCCCATTGCCTGGAATCACAGCACCTGATCTTAATTTTAGAGGGTCACCACCGAGGGTTTGGAACCAATTGTTGGGTGCTTTTACGTATGCACCGCCAGCTTCTGTTTCTACGCCTAACCCAAATCAATTAGCGGGAGCCGTGGCCCCAGGGCAGGGTGAGTCGTGGACACCGCCGGTAGTCACTTCGCGGCCAAGAACACTGTTGAACGTGCGACAAAACTATACTAATCCGATAACAGGTCTGCCTGAATACACGGCGGGGCTTAATGAGGAAACAGGTATATTTACCACGCCTGTTTCCCGAAGTATTCAAGCTTCTTCGGATCGCTCAAAGGGTTTCGCGGGGTTAAATGCTGCCATGGCAGGCAAGAAGTACACCACTCCGGAGTACTACAGCTTTCTTGCTAATGTGAGGGGCGGGGCCTACGGTAACCCTACCGATCCTGATTTTCCATCAAGGGTAAAGGCCGCTGTCGATGCCTACTACGCCTCTAAACCCGCAAGCTAGCCATGGCCAAGAGCACTGACGAATTCATCAAGGAGAATGTTCCACGTGGAACATCCGAGGTCCCTCAACTCGATGCTGAGGGTCGGTTGATTGATGAACGTGAGGAGATTCGCTCGGAATCTCAGCGCATGTTAAATCGCTTGCAGAGTCAGCCAAGTAAACTGCCACCAGGACTCAGGCGCACCGTTGCTGCAACAAAGGCACGAGACACCGAGTCCATGTTCCCGGCGGCTGCCCCTGCAAGGGATTTGTTGTCCGGGATTATTGGTGCAAGCCCCACGGCTCCCGGGTCTGAGGCTTACCGGACAGGTCAGGCGCTTGCCAACATGCCGCCCGTGCAGGCCGCTGCGGCCATACCGGCAAAAATTGCCGCTTCTGCGGGCGACGCTGCCACAGCACTTGCTGCCATGGGGCCAGCCGTGGGTGCAGTCATCAAGCCCAAGGGCGGGAATTGGCTGGCGAATGCGATCTCTGATGAGATGCAGAATTTGAAATTATTGCGGTTTGGCAATGATCCAGTCGATACGTATGAAGACATGAGACGTGTCTACACCCCAGAGGTCATGAGTCGACTTTCTCCCGAGACTTTGCAACAGGTTAAAGAGGGATTTGCTGCCTTAAAACCACAGGTAGCCATCAACAAGTGGATTGATACCAAGTTAGCCAAGTACATGCAAAATGAGTTTGCAACGCCTGAAGATCCCGTTAGGGCGTTGATTGAACGGGGTATCTCCCCGGCGCGCAATCCGGGCGACATAAATCCTTTTTATTACGACACTACCGATCTTTTTGAAAAACGCAGAGAAGCAGGATTTCCTGCTGAAGGGCTGGCTCGGACAGAAGCGGGTAGAAACTGGGAAGACATGGCCGACAGTTCGGTAAATATGTCTTACCTTAAAAATCTTTTGAGCAGCTTAAAGGAAGGGCAAGAGTCGAAGTATGGAATATCACGGGTAGAAGCAAATAGAACCTTACGAGATAACCCCTGGCTCAATAAGTTGACGCTTCCATACACTCCCATCTATGGCGCGCTAGGGGCTAATTACCGCCCAGTATTTACTCACGTGATCGATGAGCTTCAAAATGCTATGGCCACCAACTCCGGCCTACCTAAGAATCTACAGCTTGATCCTGATGATTTAAGCAAGATGAATGTTCCACAGGTGGTTGAGCTTGTTGACAAGATCAACAAGTGGCGCGTGGAGAATGTTAAGAACCTCCAGCTTGAAGAGACGCTTAAGGCTGATCTTTACAAGGCTTACCCGGAGCAGAAGTATCGTTGGGTGCAACTCAATAGGCCTGGGCAGTTTGCAGCCGAGTCCGATGCCATGGGCCACTCGGTGCGTGGCTATGAGCCCCGAGACAAGGGTGGCAGTGACTACTATGGGCTTGGCGGCTTTAAAGCCATTGAGTCAGGAGAGGCCAAAATCTACTCCCTTCGTGATGAAAAGGGCCAGCCGCATGTGACGATTGAGGTGTCGGCTGCGCCTGGAGCCATGACCCCTTCGGAGTTCTATCACAGTGATCTTGCCACGCAGTCACTGTTTGATCGGTTAGACAAGGTTGACGAGGCGACAATAAAAAAGGACGAATCCTCCTGGTGGGAAAAAGTCGTACGTGAGTCGCCTGAATATCAGGAATACATTAAAGCTATTCCGGCCAAGATCACTCAGATCAAAGGCAAGGGCAATGAGGCACCGGCTAAAAAGTACTGGGCCTTTGCGCAAGACTTTGTGAAAAGCAGCAACTGGTCAGACGTTCAGGACCTCAAAAATATAGGTTTGCGCAAGACCTCCAGCGTGTTTAACGAAGCGGACATCGCCAAGCTGAAAGCCATGGGCGAAGAGGTTCCAAACTATGTTTCAGGCAGAGATATTCTAAGGTTGCAAGACTTGGTCATCCCAGAGGGGAAGCGGTTGAAATACGATGACGCAGGTCACATCATTGGATACCAGGATGAAAGATTCACAAGGTATTTAGGCTTCAAAAAAGGCGGCCCCGTCGATGTTCCACGTGAAACATCGACTTCCAAGCAACAACTCGATAAACTCGCGCAGGTAAGTCAGCGCAAAAAGGCCTAGACATGCCCATCGACAAAGCCCTCTACGAAGCCCCGAAGACATCGATTGAGATCGATGCGGAGGATGCACCCGAAATCGAGATCATTCTTGATGAGGACGGTGGTGCGACGATCGAGATCGGGGAGGAAGAAGACGGGGAAGTTGACTTCTACGCCAATCTTGCAGAAATCTTGGACGATGACATCTTGTCCAAGATTGCCATCGACCTTTCTGCCTTCTTCGAGGCCGATAAGTCGAGCCGCTCGGACTGGGAGCAGACCTATGCCAAGGGCCTTGAGCTCTTAGGCATGCGCTTTGAAGAGCGCACCAAGCCTTTCAGAGGCGCGGCAGCAGCAACTCACCCCTTGCTTATGGAAGCCGTGGTCCAGTTCCAAGCGCAAGCGACCAAGGAACTCATGCCTGCGGGAGGCCCTGTGCGCACGGAGATCCTGGGCAAAGAGACGTTAGACAAGTTCCAGCAGGCAGGACGCGTGCAGGACTTCATGAACTACCAAATCACGACCGTCATGAAGGAATACACGCCTGAGTTTGATCAGGCGATGTTCTATCTGGGTTATGGCGGCTCGGTGTTCAAGAAGGTTTACTTCGATGCTCAGTTAGACCGCATGGTATCGAAGCTTGTGTTGGCCGATGACGTGTTTATCCCGTACTACGGATCAAGCGTCATGAGCCAATGCCCACGGATCACGCATCGTATCGCGATGGATTCGAACGAATACCGCAAGCGTGTCGTGGCAGGCGAGTATTTGGATGTGCTTGTGGAAAGCGAACTCTATCCGTCGGACGCAAGCCAGATCCGTTATCAGGTGGATAAGCAAACGGGCGTGGTGGAAACCGGCGCGCCCGAGGAAATCTTCTTGCTTGAGTTTCAGGTTGACTACGATTTGCCGGGATTTGAGGATACGGACGAGAAAGGCGAGCCCACAGGCATCAAATTACCTTATGTCATCACGATCGATGAGGCAACCAAGCGCGTGATCGGGATCAAACGCAACTGGAAAGAGGACGATGAGCGCAAAAACAGGCGCAATTACTTTGTTCACTACGTTTTGATCGAGGGCCTGGGGTCCTATGGCCTTGGTTTTGTGCACTTGATCGGTGGTTTATCGAAAACTGCCACTGCTGCACTGCGTCAACTGCTCGATGCAGGCACGCTTTCGAACCTTCCAGCGGGCTTTAAGGCCAAAGGCGCACGGATCGCGGATCAAGACAATCCGATTCAGCCTGGAGAATGGCGCGATATTGACGTGGGTGGCGCGGAATTGCAGCAAAACATGCTGCCTTTGCCCTATAAAGAGCCTTCGCAGACGCTTTTTGCCCTACTTGGGTTCTGTGTAGACGCCGGAAGACGTCTTGCCAGCATCGCCGACATGCAAGTGGGCGAGGGCAATCAGATGGCGCAGGTCGGAACGACGCTTGCACTGCTTGAACGCGGCACGCAGGTCATGTCAGCCATCCATAAACGCTTGCACTATGCGTTAAAAGAGGAGTTTGAGCTGCTGGCCGAGGGTTTTGGCATGTATTTGCCAGACGAGTACCCCTATGACGTGCCCGGAGCGTCGAGAAAGATCAAAAAGTCGGACTTTGACAACCTTGTGGCCGTGCAACCGGTGTCAGATCCTAATATTTTCTCGTCGGCCCAGCGTTTAACACTTGCACAGATGCAGTTGCAGATGGCGCAGACCGCACCGCAAATGCATAACCTCTATGAAGCCTACTATCGGGTGTATTCAGCGATGAATGTGCGCGATATCGATAGCATTTTGAAGCCGCAGCGTACACAAACGCCCAAGGACCCCGCGCAAGAGAACGCCGATGTTCTTAGTGCAATGGAATTGAAGGCTTTTGCAGGCCAACAACATGACGCGCACATTGCAAGCCATTTGATCATGGGGCTATCCCCCATGGTGCAGACACAACCAATGGCTGCAATGCTTTTGCAAAAGCACATCCTTGAGCATGTGCGTTTGAAGGCGGAAGAGGCGACGGAAGCAGAGCTTTTTGCGGCCTATGGCCTTGATCCAGACCGCATGGTCTCTGAGTTACAGCGCGAAGCAATGATTGCATTAAAAGTTGCAGCGTTTATGCAAGAAGCCAAGGCGCTACAAGCGCAATTGATGGGCGGCGAAGGCCAGGGCCCTGATCCGTTAGTCATGTTGAAGGAAAAAGAGCTTCAGATTCGCGCACAAAACGATCAAGCGCAGCAGCAACTTGACCGCCAGCGTCTTGCCATGGAACAGCAGCGCACCCAGGCCAACATGATGGCTAATCAGGCACGGATTCAATCGCAAGAGCGCATTGCGGCTGAACGAGCAACCGTTGCACGCGAGCGCGCAAGCCTGATGGAGCAAAATGCGCGTCGCACGCAGCAGGTTCAATTGGCAAATCAACGGAGAGATCGAAATGCCGCTTAAACAAGGCAAAAGCCAGAAGGTCATCTCAAGCAACATCGGCGAGATGATCAAGAAGTACAAGGAAACGGGTTCCATTGGGACCAGCAAGCCAAAAAACAAAGGCGACGCGATTAAGCAAGCCGCTGCTATTGCCTACAGCACCGCAGGCAAGCCACGTAAGTACAAAGCGGGCAGTACGCCTGCTGGGGTGCAGGGTCCGTTTATGACGGTCAAGAAAAAGGACGGCAATCGTCCTGTGAAAATCTACTAGGAGCGTTAATCATGCCTTCGACATACCGAAAGCCTACTGCAAGTGAAAAAGCCAAGATGGAAAAAGCGCGTGAAATGACGCGCAAAGGCATTGAAGGTGAGAAAGACATCATGTCCAAGGTCTTACCCACAATGGCAAAAGCCTCTCGGGACGAGATCAAAGAGGGACGCAAGATGATGGAAGAAGTGCCCGAGAAGGCTCGTGAATACGAAGCCTATCAAGAAGCTGGCTATAAGAAGGGCGGGCTTGTCACCACCCGTGGCCAGGGCAAGGTGATGCGGAAGAAGCAAACCCGTATTTGCTGATGCCTGCCCTTCTGGTGGGGGCTAAACCACCTGCTTTTTCATGGACTGTGACCATGCTTGACTTAGTCGAACGCATACTGAGAGAAATTAGAACACTACGTGAGAGCACGGAAGGACTCGTGCTTAACGGATCGGTTCCTGATATGGAACGATATCGTTTTCTGATGGGTCGCTTAGAGGCACTCAAGCTTGTTGAGGTCACGGTTAAAGATCTTTTAAACGAGCGAGAGGAGAATCTTTGATGGCATTGACGGCACTTGAACAAAAGTGGCAGGAGCAAGAAGCCCAGCGCAAGCCCGCGTTGGACGATGCTTACGATAAGGAAGGAAACTTCGATCCGCAGTTGATCGAAGGCTCGGTCCTTGATCGGTTGCCCAAGCCTACGGGGTGGCGCATCGCTATCCTGCCTTATCGCGGCGCACAGAAAACCAGGGGTGGGATTGCCTTGTCTGATGAAACCCAAAAGCGCACTCAGGTGGCAACCACCGTTGGCTATGTGCTAAAGATGGGTCCTTTAGCCTACTACGACCAGGAAAAGTTTCCTGACGGTGCGTGGTGCAAGGAAGGTGAATGGATCATCTTTGGGCGCTATGCCGGTGCTCGTATCCCGATTGATGGCGGCGAGATTCGTTTCATTAATGATGACGAAGTGCTCGGCGTGATCAACGATCCCCAAGATATCGTCCACATGTAGAGGAACTTTTATGGCTAATGAACAACTTGAATTTAAGCTTGGCGAAGACGAAGAGCCTGCCACTGTTGCTATTAACGAGGATGGTACGGCAGAGCAACTTGAAAAATCGCAAGCACCTGCTGCTGAAATGCATCAAACTACAAGCCAGGATCTTGATCAGTACAGCGACAAGGTTCAGAAGCGCATCGATAAGCTGACCGCGAGACTGCGCGAGACCGAGCGCCGTGAGCAAGCAGCCCTCGACTATGCGCGTCAGGTACAGACCCGTATGGCCCAGGCTGAACAACAGTTGCTTCATGCCGATGGTGCGCGACTCGGGGAAGCAAAAGGTCGTGTTGAGACGCAAGTCTTAGCACTTAAGCAAATTGTCAAAAAGGCACGTGAAGAGGGAGATCTTGACACTGAGACAGAAGCTCAAGAACGTCTAATGTCAATTATTGCTGAACAGCAACGCTTGCGTGAGGCAGAGGCAGGAAGAGAAGCCGCCGAACAACGGCTCGCTGCTCATCAACAAGCTTGGGCACAACAGCAGCAACAGCTTGTCCAACAGGCTCAAGCTGCTCGGCAACAGGCTCAAGTCGACCCACGTGCAGAAGACTGGGCCGAGAGAAATGAGTGGTTTGGCAGAGACGTTGCGATGACGGCAGCTGCAAGAGGGATTCATATCCAACTTGTGACGCAAGAGAACTTTCACCCTCAAAGTGATGAGTATTACAACGAACTTGATCGCAGGATTCGCGAAAGCTTCCCACAAAAGTTTCAATCTGCTAGTATGAATCGTTCAGTCAACCGATCCGTGCAAACGGTTGCACCTGCATCGCGCTCTTCGGGCGTTAATCAATCTGCACGCCGCACTGTGAAACTGACCCCGAGTCAGGTCGCAATTGCCAAGAAACTAGGTGTTCCGCTTGAGGAATACGCAAAGTACGTGAAGGAATAAACCATGGAACATGAGCAAACCACAGAAGTTTCTGCAACCACGTTGCCGAAATTACGCCGTGAAGCACGAGCAGCAGTGTCTCGTGAAAAAACTGCGCGCCGCAAGCCCTGGGCCCCTCCTTCTAAATTAGACGCTCCTCCGGCACCGGAAGGGTACAAGCACCGCTGGATTCGTCGCGAGACGATGGGATTCGATGATCGGATGAACATCACATCCAAACTGCGCGAAGGGTATGAACTCGTGCGGGCTGATGAGCATCCTGACTTCACCTCCGCATCGGTTGAAGACGGCAGACACGCAGGTGTAATTGGCGTAGGTGCTTTAGTCCTCGCCCGTATCCCCGAAGAAACCGTTCAGGAACGCAACGCGTATTACCAAAGCCGAGCACGCGATCAACAAAGAGCGATCGACAACGAGCTGTTGAAATCTAACGCGCACGATTCAATGCGCATCAACGCTCCTGAACGCCGCTCTCGCACGACGTTTGGCAGCCGTCCAACGGCTGAAACTTAACTCTTTTGAAAGGAACGACAAATGGCTAATACCAATAAGCCCTTTGGAATGCGTCCACTCGGAAACCTGTCCGCAACAGGGGCGCAAAAGCAGTACGGTTACCTGATCAAAGAGGACTACGCCACCAATATTTACCAGGGTGACCTAGTCCGAATCGTAGCGGGTTACATCGAGCGCGTCAGCGCAAACACCCAATCCTCGGTTGGCGTGTTTAACGGGTGCTATTACAATGATCCCGTCACTGGCAAGCCCACTTGGTCCAACAAGTTCATCGCGAATGCTGCGTACACCGTTGACATTCAGGCTGACATTGTTGATGACCCCAGTCAGTTGTTCTTGATCCAAGCTGACAGTACCGCGATTGCCCAAAGTGACATCGGCAAGAACGTGTATGTGGCCTATGGATCAGGTAGTACGACCACTGGCCAATCAGCCATGACGACCAGCGGTGCCCCTGCCAACACAGCAGGTCTTACCCT